TGGCGGTGTTACTCCGCTTGGTAACTTGGCTGCAATGGGTACTGCGTTGGCTAGTGGACATGGTTTTACGTATCATGCTCAAGAACATGGATATATCATAGGTCTTGTGTCTGTACGTGCTGATTTAACTTATCAGCAAGGTTTACCTAAGATGTGGAGTCGTGAGACTCGTTATGATTTTTATTTCCCTGTATTTGCTCATTTGGGTGAGCAAGTGGTTCTTAACAAGGAAATTTATGTTACTGGTACTGCAACTGATGATGCTGTATTTGGATATCAGGAGCGTTGGGCTGAATATCGTTACAAACCTTCGCAGATTACAGGTTTGTTTAAGTCAACAAGTGCTGGCACTATTGATGCGTGGCATTATGCTCAGAAGTTTACTTCGTTGCCAACGTTAAACAATACGTTTATTCAGGAGACTCCTCCTATTGAGCGTACAACTGCGGTAGGTGCAAGTGCAAACGGTCAGCAGTTTTTAATGGACGCGTTTTTTGATTGTAAGATGGCTCGTCCAATGCCAATGTATAGTGTTCCTGGCTTGATCGACCATTTCTAATTGTTTTATATAACCTCGGAGAGTCGTAAGACTCTCGAGGAAACAACCGAAGGGCGTTAGTATGGGTTTATTAAGTGGTATTGCTTCTGTTGCAGGTGCTGCATTTGGTCAGCCTTGGTTAAGTGCTGCAGGTGCTGCACTTGGTGCTATGGATTCTCAGAAGTTCAATGCTGAGCAAGCTCAGATTGGACGTGATTATCAGACTGAGATGTCTAATACGTCGTTTCAGCGACGTGTTGAGGATTTAAAGGCTGCAGGCCTTTCTCCTATGTTGGCTTATTCACAAGGTGGTGCTGTAGTACCTTCTGGTTCTACTGCTAGTTCTGCAGCTAACATTGGTGAATCTTCGGCTTCTGCCGGTTCTACTGCTCGTCAGATTAATATTAATCGTGAGCAGGCTTTGTCTCAAATTCAATTGCAAGAACAGCAACAGAATTTGTTGGGTTCGCAAGCTCTCAATTATGATTCCGATACTGCTTTAAAGCAGTATGAGTTGGCTAGTATGATGCCCGCTCGTTTAAAGAACCTTATGCAAGATACTCTTACTAAAGGTGCGTATGCCAGAGCAAGTATTGCTAATGCTCGCACGACAGAGTATCTTATGCCTGAAGCAATGAAGAAAGGTTCAGCTTGGGCATCTCAGGCAGGTACTGCCGCTGCTTATGGCGGTTTGGTTAAACAAAACACCCCAGGTGTCCGTTTGGGACCCTTTGGTAAATTTGGAGTGGAATAAATGAAAGACAAATTGCCTTTTGTACGTAATCCGTACAATTATGATATGGCTCTTGTTTCACAAGAGACTGGTCTTGCTTGTAAAGACCCGAGTTTAGCTCAACAACACATGAAGGATGAGTGTGACATTAATCTAATAGTTGAGCGTTTTGGCGTAACAGGTCAATTGCCTGTTAGAGCCATTGAGCCGTCTTATGGCGATTTTAGCGGTGTTAGTGACTACCACACCGCTTTGAATAAAATTAGAGCTGCTGATGAAGCGTTTATGGCTTTACCGGCCAAACTTAGAGCTAAGTTTGACCATGATCCTAACGCGTTGCTTAATTTTTTAGAGAATGAAGCGAATAGGAATGAAGCTATTGAGCTGGGTCTTATTGATGGTGAGCCTGTGGCTCAACCTATCGTTTCTGATGTAGAAACACCTAAGGATTCAGTGTAAACTGAATCCAGCACAGTTACTTTACTTGATGTAACTGTGCTAGGTGACACCAAAACCACATTTTTAACTACGGAGTGCAATGTTATGAGCCTATATCGTAAACCAATGAGCAAGCATGGCGCAGCGAAGAAATTTCGTCGTGGCGTAAGCAAGACAAAAGCAATTAATATGCGTACTTCACCACAACGTGGTGGTTTTAGACTTTAATATTTATGGCGTGTTATAAGCCCTTAACGGCTTATCAATGCGCTGACAAGTCTATAATTTGGCGTGAAATACCAGGGGCGGATGTAGTCCGCACCCTATCATTGCCTTGCGGTCAGTGTGTTGGTTGTCGCCTTGAACGCTCACGTCAGTGGGCGGTTAGATGTATGCATGAGGCACAAATGCATACTAGTAATTGTTTTATTACTTTGACATATGCTCCAGAGCATTGTCCTAAGGATATGTCTTTACATTACGAAGATTTTCAATTGTTTATGAAACGATTGAGAAAGCGTTATACTGGAAAGACTATTCGTTTTTATATGGCAGGTGAATATGGTGAATCTTTTGATCGTCCTCATTTCCATGCTTGTATCTTTGGTCTTGATTTTGAAGATAAGAAGTTTTTCCAAAGAACGCAGACTGGGTCTATCTTATATACGTCAGAAATACTTAAAGAGCTTTGGCCGTATGGCTATAGCTCTATTGGTGATGTTAACTTTGAGTCTGCTGCTTATGTTGCGCGATATATTATGAAGAAGATTAACGGTAAGACCGTTAATGAGAAACACGAAGTTGTTGATGCTGATGCGCATTATCAGTATTGTGATTTAGAGACTGGTGAGATTATTCAGCGTAAGCCTGAATTTAATAAGATGTCTCTTAAGCCTGGTATTGGTCAGGCTTGGTTTGATAAGTTCATGTCCGATGTGTACACTACGGACTCGGTTGTGGTGCGTGGCAAGAAGTGCCGACCGCCACGTTTTTATGATAATAAGTTTAAAGAATTGTTTCCAGAGCAGTTTGATGGTATACAATTTGCTCGTGAGCAAGAAGGTCGCTCACATTTTGAAGATAACACTTTAGAGCGTTTGGCTGTAAAGGAAAAAGTCGCTTTGGCTAAGTTATCGCTTTTAAAACGTAAGATTTAAAGGAGTTTTTATGAAATTAGTTATTGTTTCTATTAAAGACCGCGCTGCGGATGCTTTTGGTCGTCCAGCGTATGTTGCTACTGAAGGTGTAGCTATTCGTCAGTTTAGTGATGAGGTTAATCGTGCTAGTGAAGATAACCAAATTTATGTACATCCTGACGATTTTGATTTATATTATTTAGGCACGTTTGATGATAATTCCGGTGCCTTTGATTTATTGGCTTCTCCTAAGCAGATTTGTCTAGGAAAGCAAGTAAAGATTCGTGAGACTGATTAAGTTTTTTTAAACCGTATCACTCGTAAGAGTGGTACGGAATACTTCGGGAGATTGTTATGCATCGTAATAAGTCGGTAAGTACTCATAGTTTTGCTATGGTTCCTAAAGCGGAAATTCCGCGTTCTAGTTTTGACACTCAATATGCTCATAAAACTACGTTTGATGGCGGTTATTTAGTTCCTATTTATTGTGATGAAGTCCTTCCAGGTGATATGCACAACGTTAAAGCAACTATGTTTGCTCGTTTGGCTACGCCATTGTTTCCAGTGATGGATAATTTGCATTTGGATACTTTTTTCTTTTTTGTTCCTAACCGATTAGTATGGTCTAATTGGGTTAAGTTTATGGGTGAGCAAGAGAACCCTGGTGATTCTACTTCTTATGTTGTTCCTCAAATTAATTCTCCTCAAGGTGGATATGCTGTTGGTTCACTTTTTGATCACTTTGGTTTGCCTACTGCTGGACAAATAACCGGTTCTAATATTGTTACGCATAATGTGTTACCTTTACGCGCTTATAATTTAATTTATAACGAGTGGTTTAGAGACGAGAATTTACAAAATTCTGTTTTTGTTAACACTGGTGATAGTGGTGATTATGTTTCTGACTTTACTATGCTTCGTCGTGGTAAGCGTAAAGATTATTTTACAGGTGCTTTGCCTTGGCCTCAGAAGGGTCAGTCTGTTACTCTTCCTTTAGGTACTGGTGCTCCTGTTCTCTCTAACGGTTTGGATGTTTATTTTCAGCAAGAAGGTACTTCTGTTAATCGTTCTTTAAATGTATTTCCGTTTAGTGGTGGTAATTTTACTGGTTTAAGTGGTTCTACTGTTTCCGGTCTTTCTGATGTTAAGTTTGGTACTCAAACTGGTTTATTTGCTGATTTGTCTCAAGCTACTTCTGCTACTATTAATCAGCTTCGTCAGTCATTTCAGATTCAGAAATTGCTTGAGCGCGATGCGCGAGGTGGTACACGTTATACAGAATTGTTACGTGCTCATTTTGGTGTAACTCCACAAGATTATCGTTTACAGCGTCCTGAGTATATTGGTGGAGGTTCTACTTATGTTAACGTTAACCCTATTGCCCAGACGTCTGCTACTTCTATTTCTGGTGGTGCTACTCCGCTTGGTAACTTGGCTGCAATGGGTACTGCGTTGGCTAGTGGACACGGTTTTACGTATTATGCTCAAGAACATGGATACATAATTGGATTGGTAAACGTTCGTGCTGATTTAACTTATCAGCAAGGTTTGCCTAAGATGTGGTCTCGTGAGACACGTTATGATTTTTATTTCCCTGTATTTGCTCATTTAGGCGAGCAAGCCGTTTTGAACAAAGAGATTTATGTTACTGGTACATCTACTGATGATGATGTTTTCGGATATCAAGAGCGTTGGGCTGAGTACCGTTATAA